GCCGCGATGCGGGCGCGGTCCAGATAGGTCTGGACCTGCGCCTGCATGGTCTCTGCCTGGGCGCGCACCAGCGTCTCGTGGGCAGGCGTCATGCCGCGCGATTCATTGATGAGAACCGCAATCGGTGTTTTCAGGGAATGCGCCAGGTTTCCGACCTGCATCCGCGCCCGCTCGATCACCCGGTGATTGGCTTCGATCAAAGCATTTATCTCTCCGACCAGCGGCGCGATCTCGCGGGGAAAGGCTCCGTCCAGTCGCTGAGCCTCGCCTGCCCGAACGCGGCCCAATGCCTGCCGCGCATGGTCCAGCGGCCGCAGCCCGTAAAGAATGGCGACAGCATTGACCATCAGGCTGCCGATGCCGAACAGCGCCAGCACCAGATAGAGATTTGCCGAGAAAGCCGAAATATCGGCCTCGAGCACATCCCGGTTGCCCATCACCCGGAAGCGCGCCGCTCGTCCCTGATTGTCCAGCTCCACCTCGGTTTCAACCACCTGAAGCCGGTTGCCGGCATCGTCACTGGCGGGATAGCTGCGCTGGTAGCGATCATTGAACGGCAGTTCCGCGACCGACGGTGCGGCAATGCTGGACCCGTCGATGGAAATGGAGGCCAGCCGGGGTCCTTCCAGCCCGCCCAGCGGCTCGACAAGCCAGATCCAGCCACTGCCGGGTTGATCAAAGACCAGATCCCCCAGCTGCGGGTTTCCGGACAGTTGACCATCCTCATCGATGGTCACGGCATTGATGACACTGTTGAGATGGGCGCGCAGAAGATCGCCATAAGCGCGCTCGCTGCCGGCGCGATAGAGCTGCGAAATCACGATTGCGATGGCAACCAGGGCAATGACGGCCCAGGCGGATGCAAACAGCAGGACCCGGGCGGTAAGAGACCCGCGCTTCATCCGGGCTTGCCCGTGTCGTCACCTTCGGGTGCGGTCATTCGGTAGCCGAGACCGCGGACCGTTTCGATCAGGTCGACGCCTATCTTCTTGCGCAGGCGGCCAACAAAGACTTCGATGGTGTTGGAGTCGCGGTCGAAATCCTGGTCATACATGTGCTCGACCAGTTCGGTGCGTGACACCACCTCGCCCATGTGATGCATGAGATAGGACAACAGCCGGAACTCGTGACTGGTCAATTTGAGCGTGCTGCCATCGACACTCGCCTTGGATGCCTTGGTGTCCAGACGCACCGGACCGCAGGCAATCTCGGAGGATGCATGCCCAGAGGCGCGGCGGATCAGTGCGCGGATGCGCGCCAGCACCTCTTCGACATGAAACGGCTTGGTGACGTAATCATCGGCGCCGGCGTCGATGCCGGCAACCTTGTCGCTCCAGCGGTCACGGGCAGTCAGAATCAGCACCGGCATGATGCGGTTGTCGGCGCGCCATTTCTCCAACACCGTGACGCCATCCATTTCCGGCAGGCCAATGTCGAGAATGACGGCATCATAGGGTTCGGTGTCACCAAGGAAATGGCCTTCCTCGCCGTCATGGGCCCTGTCCACCACATAGCCCTGCTCGACCAGTGCTTCGGCCAGCTGCCGATTGAGATCCTTGTCATCCTCAACAATCAAGATGCGCACGTGAACTGCTCCCGCTCTTTGCCTTTGCCGGCGCTGTCTCCCGTGAGCAGCGCTGCACCCCGTTACCATGCACCGACTCGCGCGTTACGCACAGGTGCAGAGGCAAGGCCAGAACACCCTTGCCGCATTTATCTGCCATTTGCGTTACTGGGGAACGGAGACAGTCACCTTTTTCGGCCGCTCATTGCCATTGCCGGGCACAAGCACCGTGATCACGCAGACCGTCTGCCCACCGCTGGTCTTGGCGGAAGCCGACAGCAGTTGCCCGCCGGTCTGGCCGACAACCCGGTTGGCGGCGTCAGAACAGTCGGCCGCGGCCTGGACAATGGCGGTGCCGTCGGGAGCGCGCAGATCCTGCGACACCGTGGCAACCGGTGTCATGGTTGCTGCCTGCGCGGCGACTAAGCCAATAGTGAGGAAGTTCATAATCATGATCAGCCCTGAAGCGGTTCGTATTTCATCTTGGAGCCAGTGATACAAGATCCTGTCTGAACCGCAAATGAACGGAAGCCTTTGGGGTCCTGATCTGCATGGACCGGACTTCAGCCGATCCGGTTCCTGGCTTTGATCCGGCCGATGATCGCGACCAGCCCTCCAAAGGCCGCACCCAGCGAGGTCAACACCCCGGTCATGGCCTCGCGCTCGGCATCGCCGATATCATAGCCAAGCACACCAAGTGTTGCTGACGCAATGGTCATGATGGCGCCCCACATTGTCTTGGATTGCCACCAGGGTTTGATGTCGGTCATCGAAGCTCTCCTTTCAAGATTGAAGACTGTCAAAGGCTGCAGGTCGAGCTGCGCGCCACACCCCAGGGCACGCGCTTGCCGCCTTGCGCGACGCGGAATGTCAGTGATGATTGCAGCGCGCCGAAATCCGCCAGTTCGTCAGCCGAGGCATAAAGCCAGCCGGGCTCACCGGTTTCGACGGTTCTGATCACCGTTCCGCCATCAACGATCTCGAGCCGGTAGCGCTCGAACCCCTCGTCATTGGCAATGTCGGCGGCAGTCCAGCTGTCAGCAGCAAGACGTCCGCGCCGGATCCAGGAAAGCGCGATTCCGCCGGCTTGCCGCACGGCGCGCAGATGCACCGGAGACAACGGGGTCAGGGCGCGTTCTCCGCCGGCAAAGGAGGTTGACGGACCTGTGCCAACCGCCGCGCCTGAGGCTTCGGCGATCCAGTTGAGTTCCCGCCCGGCTTCTTCCAGCTTCAGATTGAGGGACACCACAGCGCTGTCGAGCACGACAAAAGCAGCACCCGACTCTGCACCCGCACGCATTGCGTCATCGGTGCCGGCCTGGCCGCGCAGCAGGCTGGTGAGGACCCAGCGGCCGGCGGCAATTTCTTCTGCGGTTTCGAACTGGATCACTTCCCAGCCCCCCGAAACAGAGTGAACCGCCACCGCATTGGCACCGTTGAGCACGGCCAGACGGCTGGCGCTCGACACCCCGCCAAAGGCGAGATCCACAACCAGCGCGGTTGCGCGGTCGAACCGCCCTTCACGGGCTCCGGGCGGCAGCGCCTCGGCCAGAACGCCGATCCGGGCAGGTGCGTCGAGCGTCGTCCGGGCGGCATAGCCCTCGGCTTCAACGGAACTCGAGAGCACGATCTGCCGCCAGGGCTTGGCCAGCGCGGCGGCCTTGGCCCATCCGGTCTCTTCAGTGCCGGAGAGAACCGGCAGATCGAGCAACACCAGTTCCGGCGCAAAGGGCGCGCTGGAGTCAGTGGCTGGACGATGGGCAAATGGTTCCGCCGCACCCGGGGCGACGCTACTCGCCTGCGCCACCGCCTCGATGCGGCGGATTTCGCCATCTTCGATGCGGGCTATCCGAAACCGGCCCGATGGCGCATTTGCCATCGATAACCGGACCGTGTCGCCCGGTTGCAGCCGCGCCGACTGGGGCGGCAATGCAAACCGCAACTGGCGGCGCTGCAGCCGGTGATCCTGCAACCAGCTGTCGGCGGTCTTGCGCGCGATGCCATGCTCCACCGCCAGGCTCAGCGGCAGGTCATGCTGACGCACCGGTTCGCCTTCCAGCCGGCGCGAGCGCGCAGAGGCCGGCGCGTAGTCGGCGAAGGGATCGGCGGCCAGCACGACCGCTTCATTGGCAAACTCACTGAGTTCACCGCGGATCTCCGCAAACAGCGGCCCCTCGCGCGGCTCGGCCACCACATCGATGTCGAGCGGAGCCGAGCCGCTTGTCAGCCGCGAGACAAATTCAAGACCAGCCGCACCTTCGCGGACGTCAATGCAAAACGCCTCGATCAGCGGCTGCAGCACTGCGCGCACGGACACCGGATTTGAGATCACATGGCCTGTCACCACGCCGTCGACGCGGTCGACGTTGAACTCCGTGACACCAGCTTCGCTCAGCACGCCGGCGATCAGATCCCTGAGAGCAACCGTGCCGAGCCGTCCGTTCAGCCAGTGCCCGGTGCGCCAGTTGGCTGCATCGGCCCAAACCGAGGTAGACGCAGGAAATGCCGGATAGGGTCGCGTGTCCCAGGCCCAGAGGTGAATATGGTCGGTTGCAACCATGCCGTCGGCGTTGGCCGCTCCGGTCCAATGGGCAAGATGCGCTTCGAGAAACGCCCGCTGGGCCAGATCATCCCGGCCGCCGCTGGAAAACCAGGGAACAGCCGCTTCCGACGATTTCGGATCGGGAAACAGGTTGGGCTGGTTGGCGCCCTTGTCGACGGCCGGGCAGCCAAGCTCGGTAAACCAAAGCGGCTTGGAACCGGGAACCCATTGACTGGGGCTCGCCGCTTCGCTGCCGCCAATCCGGTCATAATGCTGGTTTTGCCACCAGCCGCGCAGATCCTTGACCCGGTAGATCCAGTCCTTGCCGGCAAGCCCGTCAGCAATCGGAACACGGTCGCGTGCATTCCGCCCTGCCTCATCGGCATAATACCAGTCATAGCCTTCGCCACCGGCGATCGCGGCGCGTAATGCAGCCGCGTCATTGGCAAATCCGGCACCGTCCGGGTTGCCGCTGGCAAGATCCGCATCGCGCCAGTCGCTCAGCGGCATGTAATTGTCGATCCCGACGGCGCCGATAGCCGGATGTGCCCAGAGCGGATCCAGATTGAAATAGACGTCACCAGACCCGTCATCGGGCCGGTAGCCGGCATATTCGCTCCAGTCGGCAGCGTATGTGACCGTTGCGGACTCCCCCAGCATTGCCTTGGCGTCAGCCGCCAGGTCGATCAACTGATCTACAAAGGGAAACGCGCCGGTTTCGTCACGCAGACGGGTCAGCCCGATCATCTCGGAGCCGATGACAAAACCATCGACCCCACCGGCAGCAGACGCCAGAACTGCATGATGCAGGATGAACCGCCGGTAGCCGTCATCACCGCCGCCCCAGCTCACACTGTTGCCTGCGACACCGAAATGAGACGCCAGCGTCGTCCCGCAAAGTCCGGCGATTTCGCTGCGCATCGCAGCCGTCCCGTCCGGTGTGCCCGGCAATCCCGGCGCAACACTTGCCGTCATGCGCCCGCGCCAGGGATAGACCGGCTGTCCTGTACCGCCATCCGGATCGGGCAGAGCGTTCCCCGCCGGCACATCCATCAACACGAAAGGATAGAGCACCACCTTGAGGCCGCGGGCCTTGAGATCACGGATCGCCTCGATCACCGAGGCATCATCTGGCGTGCCGCCATAGGCCGGGCCGCCATCGCTGGTGGAGACCAGATGCGCCGTGGCGCGGCTGAGCCCTCCAACCTTCCAAGGTCTGGTTTCGCCCTGCCTGGCAGGCACCTCGACACCGGGACGGAAGCGGCAATGGCTGGCGCGCAGATCATCGCCGAACCAGGCTGAGACCAGCGCCACGGATTTGAGGTTGGGGCACAGCGCCTGCAACTCGTCGATCGACTGAGCCCAGTCGGTTGCGGCCAGACGCATGTTGCGGTTGAGCAGCCGGGCGGATCCGACGCCGAGCGTTTCGCGCACCGGTGTCGTCGCATAACCATGCTCGGTCGATCCCGGGATCAGCGCCACCGCCTCGATTCCAGCTTCCAAGGCGCCCACCGGGCGAACCACCTCGAACTGCAGCGCCGGGATGCGATTGCCGAAATCATCAAGCGGCAGCCGATCAAACACCACATAGGCAAGCCCGCGCCAGGCCGGGACCTTGCCCGCCCCCTGTTTGGCCTCAATCAGCGGATCGGGCAATTGCGTGGAGGTGCCGTGGTAGACCCGCATGCCGAGGCTTTCGAGATCAAGCTCCCGGCCATCGGCCCAGACCCGGCGGATAGAAGCGACGGGGCCTTCACACAGTCCCAGGGCAAAATTGGCATGATAATGATAGCGCTCGACCTTCGGCCCACCGCCCTTGCCGCCCTGGCGCTCCCGCGTCACAGTCTCCTCGAACCGGGTTGCCCAGATCAGCGCGCCTGCGATCCGCATCGTGCCGTGCACCCTGAGGATGGGCGAGCCTTCATCAGCCGAGGGAATGCGCGCGCCGCTCAGCCCCCGCCCGGCAATGGTGCGGGTGGAGTTGATCAGCGACGTGTCGAGCATGCCGCCAACGGTCGCGCCGATCGCCGAGCCGATGGCGGTGCCAACCGGGCCAAAAAGGCTACCCAGTGACGCTCCGGCCACCTGCAGCAGGATGGTCGCCATGTCGATACCTCATGTTTCAGTCTGCTGTTTTCAGTTTGTCAGCGGAATCCGGTGCACGGCGGCAATCCGCCGCCGCCAGGAGGGAACCAGCACACTTTCGATGACACCCACGGCTTCGTAAGCGTGGATGAAATGATCCGGGCCGGAGAGAATGCCCGCATGCTTGGCCGAAGCACCGCTCAGCCAGCGGAACAGAACAATGTCCCCGGCGGCCGCCTCCGACAGCGCAATCGGCTCACCGCAATGCAGCCGCGCAGCAATGATCAGGCGGTCACGGCCTGATCGTTCTGCCCAGTCCGGCGCATAAGCGCCCGGCTCTTGTGTTGGCAGTCCCGTCACCTCGGCCCAGACGCCGCGCACCAGGCCAAGACAATCGCAGCCCACGCCTTTGCGCGATCCCTGATGGCGGTAGGGCGTCCCGATCCATGCCCGCGCCGCGGCAACAATACGCTGCCTGTTCCGGTCATCGCTCATGGCACGATTGGCCGGCCGTCATGGACCGTGTCCGCATCGGCATATCCGTAGGCAAAGTCACTGCCGGGCAGATAGGGAAAGCCCCGAAAATTGAGTCTGTTGCCGAACTTGGCTGAACAGGTTTCGAACGCCTTGTCGCAGCCCGCCGACACCGCCAGCTGATCACCGGCTGCGGGCAGCCGCGCCAGCGGCGACCACAGCGCAAGGCGTGCGCCGGCTGCTTCCACCGTATGGTTCGAAATGTCGGCTGACACACCGGCAAGCAGCCCGTCTGAAAACCACACGCGGCCATTGGAGAACCACCCTGCCGGCCGGTCTTCAAGACCGCTCACGATCACCGTCATCTCGTCACCGGCGGCAACGATTGTCCCGGCCATGGTGAAGGGTGCTGACGAAATATTCTTGGTGCAGCGCGCATCTCCGAGATCGGCGTCGCAGCGCCGGCCATACAGCCGTCCATGGGGCTGATCGAGCTGGGCCGCAAGGCTGCGCAATTCGACAGTAAATGCCTCGCCGGCGGTGCGGACCTCTCCCAGTTGCCGTGTCGAAAGCAGGACATGGTCGCCCGGGCTCTGCCAGTTGACCAGAAAGGTCTCGACCCGCGCGCCGTCATAGCGCCCCAGCGCCAGATCATCAGCACTGATCGCCGCAGCGGAAAACGCCCCGGCGACATCGGCGGCGTCGGCTTCCAGCCCCAGCCCGGTCTCCACTTCGCTGGCCCGAAAGCCGGTGGCGGCGGAAAACACCACGCCGTCAAATTCAAGATCATGGTCATGCTCGGTGAAGCCCAGCACCAGACCGTCAGTGCGGATCAATCTCCAGGCATGGCATGTGGTGGTCGATGTCTGCTCCAGATGCGTGGCAAGGGATTCCGGCAAGGCTCTCATGGCTTGATCTCCACCAATGGAACGGTTGGCACCGAGCCGGCCTTGAAAGCGGCGAGGCTGATCTCGATGCGATCGGTGTCAAAACGCACCGGAATGTCGAACTCATAGCCTGCGGTCACCACCGCACCCGGTGCGGGCGTTACCCCTGGTGCAACCGTCACCAGGCCGGTGGCGTGATCCACCGCATAGTCGCCCGGATCCAGAGCCACATCATCAATGGCCAGCACCACGCTGGCCTGGCCGGGTTTTTCGATTCTGCGCGTTGTTGCACCGCCGGCATCCGAATAGGTTTTGATCAGTTGAAACAGCCGGTTGCTGCCATCTCCGGTTCCAATTTGCTGGTCCGTGGCAGTGATCGCCTGCCCCGGCGGCGCCGAGGCATGATCCACCGGGTCGCGAAAGCGGAAGCCGTAGAGCTGGCCGCGCCGCGCCTCGAAAAACGCGGTGAGCTGGTAGAGATCCTCGAGCCCGCGCAACCCGGTTCCCGCATCATAGCGCCGCCGCGCATCGGCCCAGCGGGCATTGCGGGTCTCGCCGCCATTCGACAGCGCCACAATATCGGTGCGGCGTCCCGGCCCACCGCTGGCGCCCAGTGACAGCCGCAGCGGAAACAACACGTCATGAAAACCGTTGCTCATGCCCAACCTCCCGCTTCACAGTCCACGACGGCCGCGGCCGACCGCGCGGGCCAGCATCGCGGTCACCTGTGCCTCTGACTTGGAAAAACTCGCCGCATCCGGCGTCGTGACATTGAAGGTCACCTGCACCGGTTGCGTTGCGCCGCCTGACGCCACGCCAAGCCTGCCGTCCGGCCCGCGGCTCAACGGCAGGATCGCCTCCGCCCCCGCCTCGCCCATCAGCCCGACATCGGCGCCCTGCATCGGAAACAGCGACGGTCCGCCGACCACGCCGCCATCGGCAAAGGCCGTCACACGGCCCGGCACGCCACCCTTGGCAAACGGCAGCAAGCGGCCAAGACTGCCGCTCAATCCGGCAATCGAATTGCTGACAAGCTGGTCCAGCGGACGCATACCCGCATCCAGCGCAATGCCGACCATGCGCTTGCCCAGTGTGCGCAACACATCATCGAGAGCGCGGCCGTCAACGGTGGCGGATTTGAGGGCGCCCGACAGCGCCCCGCCGAAGGCATCGGCTTTTAGCGTGAGTTCATCCAGCGCCTGATCGGCACCGTTTAAATCCAGCTGCACATCGACATTCAGGTTCGGCTCATCGGCCATTGTCAGGGTCCTTTGCAGTTGCAACGTCCGGCTTTCCGATGCTGTCCGGAAACAGCGCCATCAGCTCTTCCAGCTCTTGCCGGGTGGAGGTCGCGGGCCTGGGGCTTGCGCCCAGCAGTGCGTGGAGTTCTGGCAGGCTCAGCCGCCAGAACGCATCGGGTGTCAGCCGCAGGTGGCCAAGGCCGAAGCCGATCACGGACGCCCAGGGGAAAAACGTCCGGTCCGGCATCGTCACCTTCCTGCCACCTGCGGCGCGGGAGGGTTTGGCCCGATGTCCGGCCCTGCGCCCGCCCGATCTGGCAATTGTCTTGAGTCCTCTGCCGCTTCGGCCCCGCCAAAACTGACCCACAGCAGTTCCGTGGCAATCCGGGCGAAGCCTGCCGCTCCGCCCTCGGTCGACATCACGGCCACATCCTCGTCACTCACCCGGTTGCCCGCGCCGCGCAGCCCGGCCCCCACGATCCGGATGATGTCGCCCGCCGAAAGCTGGCCGGCTTCAAACCGGCCCGCCAGTTCACCCAGATTGGCGACGCCAAAGGCGCTCTCGAGTTCGGCCAGCGCGCCAAGCGTGAGACACAGGAGACGGAACTCGCCATCGAATTTTGCCGCAATCTCGCCGCGGTGGCGGTTGGGGTGCACGCTCATCGCCGCCTCACAGCGCCGCAAAGCCGAGTGCACCGGCCGATTCCAGCGCGATCTCGAAGGTCACCTCGCCGTCGTGGCGTCCGGCATATTCGAGTGCGATAATCTGGAACGGCCCGGTGACGGTTCCAAAATCCGGGATCGCCACCTGCCAGTCGCGGATTTCGCTGGCGAAGAACACGCTGCGTGTCAGCGCGTCGCTGGCCTGATCCTTGAACAGCCCGCCGCCCGACAGCGACGCCCGCTGCACGCCGGCGCCGCCGAGCAATTCCCGCCAGCGACCGGCGGATTCGGCGTCGGTGATGTCGACGGCCTCGGCATTGAACGCCAGCCGCCGGGCGCGCAGGCCGGCGATGGTCACGAAGCTTCCGCCATCATCGATCTTGATGAGCAGGTCCTTGCCTTTCTGGGCGGTCATGGAAGTGTCCTTTCAAACTCTGGATTTGCTTTCTTGCAGCAAGCGCCGTTCACGGTTCGGTCACCGCACGAAACCTCAGCCGCGCCACATGCAGCGCGGTTTTGGGCGCACGGCGGCTCACCGTGCGTTCATGGCGGAGATTGATGAGGGCCGCGCCCTCCAGCGGCAGATCGGCGTCATGCAGAGCCGCGCGCACCGCACCGGCAAGCTCCACCGCCTGCTTGCGGCCGTTCTGTTTGGTCCAGGCCTCGATCTCGAAGCGATGCTCGCTGCCATCTGAATCGCCGGCGGAAAAATCCGTGGTCGTCATCTCGCCCAGCACCAGATAGGGCGGTTCGGCGCGGGTGATCTGCCGGTCAAAAATCCGGTCCGCGCCTATAATGGCGAGCACGTCGGAATCCGATGCCAGCCGCTCGACCACGGCAGTCTGCAACGCATTGGCGCTCATGGCTCACTCTCCTCGCACTCGCAGATCAGGTAACGGCGGGTTTCGTCGGGATCGCTGACCGTGCGAATGAGCAGAGGACGGCCCCGGTGCACAAAGCGCATGGCGTGGCTCACATCCTCACGATACCGGATGGTGACCCTGTGAGTGACCTCTGCGGCGGCGGCACCGGCTGTTTCGCGGGCTCTTGCGCGCAGCGGTTCGATCCGGCCCCAGAGACTGGCAACCACCTGCCAGTCCTCGACCACGCCACCCTGCCCGTCGGACACTGATTGGTCGTCTTCCAGAACCAGCCGGGCGCTCAGCCTGCCGGGGTCGACGAACAGCGCGCCCATCACAGCACCTTCCGCAACCACGGCGCAATCAGCCGCTCATAGCCCGGCGGAACCGCCGCCGGCTGCATGTCCGGCGTCACCGCTCCGCGAAACTCGTAGAGATAGGCCGCATGCATGAGGATCGCGCGCTTCAGCTCCGGCGGCACATCCGTGCCTGCACCGAAGCCCGCGGTGAACTCGATCTCGATGCCGTTGATCGCCTGGCCGGGACGCAGCCGCTCCCGGATCACCAGCCGCGCGGGCCGTGCCGAGCCGTCCAGCAGCAGGCCGCTCAGATCCTGCGCCTGTGCAACGCCGTCGGCGTCATAAACCAGAATCGCATCAATGGTTTGAACCGGGGCTCTCATCAACTGAATCACGCCGCCCTTGGGCCAGTCATCGAGAGCCAACCGGAAGCCCTGGCTTATCAGCGCGGTGCCGGTGACATTTTCAAGATGGGCGCGCGCCACCCGGATCAGGCCTGCAAGCAGGTCATCCTCGTCGGTGGCGTCGATGCGCAAATGCGCCTTCAGCTCGGCAAGCGTCACCGGTTCCGCCAGCGGCGGATCGGTCTGGATCAGGGTCATGGCAGTCTCCGGGATCAGTGTTGTCTGCGGCTCAAGTCCCTCCCCCGGAAACCGGGAGAGGGCTTGCTCGGGAGGACCAGCGTCCGTCAGGCGGCGAATTTCAAAAGCTTGATCGCCTCGAAATTCTGCACCCCGCCGCCGACCCGCTTGGTGGTGTAAAACAGCACATAGGGCTTGGCAGAATAGGGATCGCGCAGAATGCGCACCCCGGTGCGGTCGACCACCAGATAGCCGCGGCGGAAATCGCCAAAGGCAATCGACGCCGAATCCGCGGCGATATCAGGCATGTCCTCGGCCTCGACCACCGGGAAGCCCATCAGGGCTGCCTGCTGGCCCGCGCCCGCCGGCGGCGTCCAGAGATAATTGCCGTCGGCGTCCTTGAACTTGCGGATCTGGGCCTGGGTCTTGCGGTTCATCACGAAGCGCCCGTTCTGCCTGTGCCCGGCTTTCAGCGCATAGATCAGCTCGACCAGCCGGTCTGACGGATCGGCGCCGAAGCTGCCATCCACGCCGGTGGCGATATGGCCGAGATTGCCCCAGCTCCAGCTGCCATCGTCAACGCTGGGATAATCGAGAAAGCCGCGCGGCTTGTTGGCACCGTCACCGCTGACGAACGCCGCCCCTTCCTGCTCGGCGAATGCGGCTTCCACTTCGGCCGCGATCCAGCCCTCGATGTCGAGCGCGCCATCCTCGATCAGCGAGGCGGTGGCAGCCGGCATGGCGTAAAGCTCCATGGTCGGAAACTGCAGCTCCGCCAGTTGCGGTGTCGCGGTCTCCGGCCGCGCATCGGTCTCGCCCACCCAGCCGGTGGCCATGCCATCGATCGCGAAAGGCTTCTTGAGCACCGCGCCCGAGACCTGCCGCACCGTAGCGATCGAGCGGATCGGCGACAATTCGGAAAGCCGCCGGCCGATCTCGCTGTCAAGCTCTTCCGGCACCAGATAGCCGCCATCGGCATCGCTGCCCGCCGACATGGTCTTGAGTTCGGCCTGGCGCAGTCCCGCCTCGTCGCCGCGCCGCACATAGGCATCAAAAGCCTGGCGCACCGGACCCGGTCTGGCGCCGCCGCCACGGCCGAGATCGGGGCGGGCATGCTTGACCGCAAGCGCGTCAAGCGCGCGTTTCTGCTCATCAAGCGCACTGTCGATACGCGCCATCTTTTCCTCGGTGATCACATCGGCGCCGCCGCGCCGTTCGATCTCGGCCAGCCGCGCGTCATTGGACTGCTTGTACAGTTCAAACGCGGACATGAAGTCCTCGAAGGCGGCGGACATATCTGCGTCGACATGTTTGGTCTCGGGCGCACGCCCGGTCTTGCTCAGGGTGGTCATGGGTCGTCCTTTCAAATGAGGAAACTGGGCGGAACCGGACAGCGCGCTCGTCAAGGCGCGCAGCCGTGTCTCCAGCCGTTTGAGATCCTCCGGCGCAGCGTCCTGCCTGTCCGAAAGCGCGCCGAAGCCGCGGGCAATCAACCCGCGTGCCTGGCGTCTGGTCAGCCCCGCATCCCGCGTGAGCCGGCGTTCAAGTTCGCGTATTGTCAGTGACGGGCCCGGCGCAGCCGCTGACCGGGGCCTTGCTCCCGCCGCCTTGACCGCGGTCACCCGCGCTCCCGGCTGCATCGGAAATGTCACCACAGAGATTTCCCACAGATCGGCGCTCAGGATCCGCCGCACCCCGGCCTTGGCCTCGGTGCGGGCGCGCAGGGTCTGGAACCCGATCGAAAGCCCGTCGAGCGCGCCGGATTTCATCAGCTCATGCACCTCGCGGGCGCGGGCCACGCCGAGCGCCAGCTTGCCCTCGACATGCAGCCCGCGCTGATCCTCGCGGATCGACAGCCAGCGGCCGATCGGCTGGTCCGGATCATGCTGGAAGAGCATGCGCACATCGGCAGCACCGCGGCGTTTGAGCGATGCGGTAAAGGCGCCGGGCTCGATCACGTCGCGGCCCAGATCAATCGCGCCGAACAGGCTTGCATAGCCTGAAAAATGGCCGTCACCGCTGACGTCCTCCAGTGCCAGATCGACGTGTTTGTGCTGCCGTCCGGATGCGCTCCAGTCCGTTGTCATGGATTTGTCCTTCATGTTGTCGAGATGTGTCGGGCGTCCGGTGGCCGGGCACCAGCGCTCAGTGCTTCGGTCCCGGCCCGCGCCCGGTCCTGTCGGCAATGCGGGCCAGCGCGCCCAGCACCCACCAGGCGGTCATGGATGCGGCGGCCGATCCGGTCAGCAGTGTTTCGGCCGGCGACAGGAGCTCCGCCACCCCCATCCACTGCGCCAGCGCCGCGCCTGCCGGTGCGCCGAACACCAGGCCGGAGACAATGCCGGCAACGCCGCGGGCCACAGCCTCGCGCGCGCCCTTTGGCATCATGTAGGCGAGCGAGACCAGCGCACCGGCCACGGCGCCTGCGATGCGGGCGGCCAGCATTGCCGGCTCCGGATCCATGCTTTGCATCGCTTCACCTCCTCCGCCTTTGGCTGCCAGAACCGGCTCATAATTTGATTCAGGCACTTGCCTTTTTGAGTCCGGTTCAGCCTGCAACACGCTGATATCCCACAGCTTCCCGCTTTTCCTCATCGGTGAGGAAATCGGCAGCACCGATCCGCGCCCACACTCCGTCACGCTCGGCAGACAGTCCCGGCAGGCGGTCGGCGTCATAGTCGATCCTCAGCCCGGCGCCGTGAATAGGCTGCAGCCAGGCCGTCAGCGCGGCGGCCGTCCGGTGCACCAGCGGCAATACGGTGAGACGGCAGAAGGCACGGTTGGCCTCCTGGTAATTGGCGTAGGTCAGATCGCCGGGAATGCCGAGCAGCATCGGCGGCACGCCGAGCGCCAGCGCGATGTCCCGGGCTGCCCCGTTCCTGGCCTCGATGAAATCCATGTCGCGCGGCGTCAGCCCTATCG